GTTCCGGTGTCACTTCTAGTGTCTGTTTCATGGCACTCATCCTGCGATCTCCGTAGCACTGATGAAGCAAACACCATTTTCATAATTCACTAAATCGCTTTGGTTCACTGTTTGGTTAATATAAAGCGTTTGTGCAACATTAGGAAATATACCGATTTTGTAATCAATTGCCGAAGTCGTGTTTGGTGTATCAAAATAAGTCATATACAAAATCTCAGGTGTGCTGTTTGCATCTTGATTTTCATTGGTAGTTCTCGACATTGATATACCAGTGTACCTACTTGTGTATGACGTTGTATGCCCAAGTTTTGTGGTATCACGGTAATAAAACCATATGTTGTTTTGCGCACCTGATTGATTTCCAAATTCACAGAAAACGTGGCAATCCAATCTAATAATGCTATTAGTTGCGCTTGGTGTAATTGAAACTGATGGCAAAGACGTTACTACCTGATTTGTTCTCGCTGTAGTTGAAAAGGTGGCATTTGTTGTCAACTGGTCGTACTGAATTTGCAATATCTTCCCAGCATCGAAAGGTAGTGCAGTGACATCAGTCAGAGACTGATTGTTTAGACGTATTAATCCCATGTCAGTCCCCCTCTATCCTATTAAGTATCCACCAAAACTGCTAAACGCTGGGTAATACTGACCAGAGTTGCCTTTGATGGAGACTGTTTGATTAGCAGTAAGTTGTAAGGTTTCAGCGAAAGTTACAGTGCTGTCAGATTGGTCATTATCTTGCGAAGCAAAATAGAGATGACCTGTAAATGCAGCGTCATCTACACTGAGGTAAAAATCAGACATAGTTGCGGTATTGTTGACATAAATGTGACCACTAAAATGATATAGACCAGCAATAGGTACAGTAAATTCGTGGTCGGAAGTGCTGTAATGACTGCCGATATTATAATCAACTGTGGTCAGATTATCGACTTTGACATTAGACGAAAAACTAACCCAAGCAGTTAATGCACCGTAAACGCGAAACGCTGGTCTTGCTGGTGTAGTCACTCGACCACTGGTATCAATCGACATCGCTGTGTTGCTGTTTGTGGGGTCTTGAATTGATGAAACTTTAAGTATGCTTGTCATATCTAATTACCCCCCTACGCTACCATAAATGTCATACTGAGATTCAACCAAGTTCCGTTGTTCGCAAGAGAATGTGCTTCAACTTCACCATTCGGAAAGATGTCAACTCTCGATGTCACCTGATTTCCATTTTCTACTGTAAAAATAATTCTCTTTTTGGGTCGATACCCAACTGGAAGCGTAAATATTGTACTCGCGTTAGACGCACTGTTTACTTCTATCAAACCTTGGATATTCACAATGTTGCCGATTTTTCTGTATTCAGGATTTCCAAAATCAGTGCTGCCAGTAAATGCAGTGAACGGTGAGTCTAGTGTTATTTCTATCCAACCACTGTCATTCTCTGGCATTGTGACTGTGCCATCTGATGCGATAGTGATTGCCGTGGTGCCGCTGGTTGAGTGACCGATTTGGTCTACGTTAAGTATGCTTGCCATATCAATTACCCCGCAATCTCTGTCGCACTGATGAGAGAGATAAAACGCTCTTTTCCTGTATCATTTCCATCATCAACTGTTCTATTTAGATAAAACACAGGATTACCGTTTACTTGTGCATTTACACCTATTTTGTAGGTAATCGTGTCAGTCGTGTTTGGTTGATCGTAGTACTGAAAAGTGCCTGTACCTTCTTGTGTACTGTTAGCGTCTGCTGCATAGTAACTAGGAAAGAATGATGAAACGCCTACGTTTCTGTTGCCAGCAGTTTGGTGTGCCAATTTAGTTGTGTCTCTAAAGAAAAATACAGTTGAGTTGTAGTGACTTGTTGTATCAAACTCACCGTTGACCATACCTTCCAACTTAATAACGCTGTTGGTTGATTGTGGCGTGATGTTTACAGTCAAGTCAGTAAGTACAATATCTGCGCCTGTTGTGCAGGTGATACTGTTAGTACCAGTAAACATCGTGTACTGGTGTTGAATAAACCCACCTTGAGGCATCAAAATCTTGTTGCCAGCGGTCTTAGGGGCAAGTTCGTTGACATATAATTTAGACAATGCTCATCTCCCCATTTACTGTAAGTACGACATTGTCATCAATCGTGAACGTACCTGCAACCATTGCACGTTCTGACGCAGCAACAGTTGTGTTTGTTGATAGTGTCCCTGTATTAATACGAATACCGTTACGCATTAAGTTGCCAGATAATTTACTAGCTGTGATTGTTCCATCGCTTACAGAACCCACATCAAATACATCCCCAAGAGCAACAATAAAATCTATTGTGTCGTTAGTAGTCAAAGCCTCAGCAAATACAAGGTTACTGCCGCTGACCGTGAACGAATCTTGAGGAGCTTGAATAATACCGTTAAGAGATACTATTAGATGATTTGCAGATTCTGGAAAGTATGCTGCACCACCTAGCGTAAGAGCGTAGGTGTCTGTAGCAGAGGCAGCAGGGAATGATAGTTTATTAAACCCACCGCCTACAGGTGATTTTCCTATGTATGGCATTTGTTACCCCGCAATCTCTGTGACTGTTATAAATGAGATGCCACGTTCCCTGTCGTTGTTATCATTATCACTTGCCGTTCTGTTCAAAAACCAATCGTATCCATTACGTTGATTTACACCCACTTTATATGTGATTTGTGAAGTAGAAGATGGGGAATCAAAATATGAATAGTAGGCATGTTCTGGTGTGCTAGCAGAATCTTCAGCATAGTAAGTAATTCCAGTACCCATCAACACTCCAACAGTTCTATTACCAGAAGTAGCGTGTGATAACTTTGTTGTATCTCTGAAGAAAAACCAAACACCATCTGTTGCCCCACCTTGGCTTGTTCCCCATTCACCATTTATCATAGCCTCAACCTTAATGATGCTAGACGTTGCTGTAGGCGTTATGTTTACAGTTAAATCTGTTAACGGCGTGTCAACTCCTGCTGATATAGTTACAGTGTTAGTGCTAGTAAACATCGTCCTTTGCACCTGAATAATGCCACCAGACGGTATGCCAGATGCCGCTACACCACCATTTATTATCTTAGAAAGTGCCATGTCTAATTACCCCCAACCAAGAAAATATCCATCCACGTTTGCCTAAGTTCTACAGTAACTGCTCCGGTTACTGAGGCACCAAACTGAATTTGATAATCTGTAGATGCTGTGAGTGGCATAAGTTGTGAACCAGACGAAGTGGCAAACTGACTCACAGGGGCGCGATAATTACCCATTACAAATGCGTCAGTTTGCAGTCGTGTGCCGCTTGAATCTGCTATTGTCCACCAAATATAATCTGATAATGTATTAGACCGCACAGCACCGCTAAAAAGGTACAAACCTGTAACTGGCACCTGAAACTTATACGTTGATGTGTTTAGCGTTATTCCTCTTGAACTGAGGACGTTGTTAAAGGGTACTGTGTAAATGGTATCAGTGCTACCACCGACAGATGTACTAGGATTTACCTCCATCTTCATAAATGGTATGGCAGATAAAAGCACCTGACCACTACTGTCAATCGTCATAGCCGTAGTCGTGCCAGTAGCCTCTTTCATTGTGCTTACATTTAGACCACCAGTTGCTGTTGTGGCTCCTGTCACAGCTAAAGTAGAGCTAAAAGTACCGCTTGTGGCTTGTAGTGCTTGATTGCTTGGGTGTGTGCTGGTCTGCTGTGCAAGTGAGTTATAGACAACATAGATGTCATCTGTGGCCGCTACGCTATATCCTACTAAATTAACTGTAGTACCATCTGTGGTGTACGATTCAGTAGGTTCTTGACGCACGTTGTTAATAAAAAGGTCAATGCTTTCTGGACTAGATACAGCATGAGACAGAGTTAGGCTTGCGCCTGTAGCCCCTGTCAAATCCTGCTTTGGGGGTATCTTAGAAAACCCTTCAGTTTGTTGATTACCTATGTAACCCATAGTAAACCCCCTTATGTACTAATAGCATCAACGGCAGATACCCACACGTCTAGTGAGCTTGCTGTGTCCGACTGTACCCACAGTCTGTCACCACTTGCTACGACTACCTTTGCACCACCATCAAGAAGCTGCAACGCACCGCCAGCAGCGATTGGCGCACCTTTGATAAGGTAGTGGTCAGTACCACCGTTAGAAATGTAACAATCTACTGTGATTGCGTTTGTTGTAGTATTAGTCATATGGATACCTACAATGGTATCAAAGCTATCAAAGTCTGTGCCATCAGGTATATCAGCCGCTGCTGTGCCTACGCCCTGTAGCTTATATCGTCTAAAATTTTGTGCCATAATAATCCTCTAAACTATAGGGCGATTGCCATTGCGATTGCGAAGCCGTTAGTGGCAAAGTTAGATGTATCTGCGGCAGCGTCTTGCCACCCAGAAAAGGTACGTACTCTAACAACATTACTAGTGCTGTTGAAGTACAAGTCCCCAACATTGACTGAACCTTGGTTAGTATTTAGCTGGTAGTCTTCAGCATTAGCGTCTGACGTAAACGAACCGTAATAAACATCCTGAAAATCTTGAACAGAGTTAGCCGCCTGATTAGCCCAATACTTAGCTGAGTATTCAGCAGTAAGACCAGAGCCAGTGACAGCAGTGTCACGGTCAAAACCTGCACCACCACCTAACGCCCACTGTTTAGAAGAACCAGCAGTGTTACCAGCTTGTGTACCAATGGCGTATTCTTTGGATGAATACTCTGTACCATCAACTTGACCAGTGGTCTCAACAGCCCAATCTTTTGCAGGACCAGAACCAGCAGTATCTGTGACACCAGTACCACCTACAGCCCAAGCCTTAGATGAGTAACCCTCACTAGCTACAGCTTCACCATCAGTCTTTTGCGCCCATGCTTCTGCTTCATCAGCAAACCCACTAGCTTCACTAGCTTTTGTTGTAGCTGTTGTAGCATTAGCTGATGCGTTCTGAATGTCTGTAATGTTAGCAGCGTTAGTGTTGATTGAAGCTATGTTAGTAGCGTTGGTGTTTACATTAGCAATATCTGTGGCTACAGTACCAATGTCTGTAGCGTCTGCTGCTACTGCTGTGACATCAGAGGCAATATTAGCTACATCTGTAACATCCTGTGCAATACCTGCAACAGTGTTAATGTCTGGTAAGTTGGTAGATAAGAACTGCTTGTTTACAGCGTCTGTATTGTTTATTGGGTCTCCGACATTTTTAATAATGTTACCACCAGCATCCCAACGATTGGTAGTATCTAGACCAATAGTATCCCCAACTCTATCGTTAGCTTCCTGTGCAGCGTGGAAGACCTGAATACTACTATCATCCAAGTCTTCTTCTGTTAGGACTGAGCCTGAGGCAAAGTCAACTGCACGTGCTGTTAGGTCTGTTGTACGTCTTACTTGTACAAGTGCGCCAGTTGATGGGGCAGAGGTTAGCTCCACAGTAGAAGTAGAAGGAAAGGTCAGGCCTGTTTCAGCCACACCATCTACAGTGACGCTAATCTCACTTGTATTTTGAAATGTGAAGGGGATGGAAAACGTAGTAGTCGTGTTATCCCCTGTGTAGTTTTGATATGAAAGAGCCATCTCTTATCCTATTCTGTTGTAGCGGCGTTAGCCAAACCATTTAATATTTGTCTTGCTCCGTATAGCGAAGAGAAAGGTAGAACACGTAGAAGACTACGCAACTCATTCTCTGTTAGCTCCCCTTCACCTATGGCATCAAATATATCTGAAACACCTTTAACTGCGCCAATACCTAATGATACACCTGCTGGTGTAAGAGCATTAGTATTACCGTCCATTGCGCCTGTTGACAGTTGATAGATATAACCAAACAATGATGCAGCACCTATTTGACTTAATGCACCTTGAGCAAATCTATCCATCTGGAAGTTACGCTGTAGGTATTCTTGTTGGTCACTACGTCCCATAGAATTAAGATAAGTTCTGCTCATATACATCATACTACCCATCAAGGCAGAGAACGCCATGATACGTGCTACTTGCTGAGCGTCACCATTAACAAACCTAACGCCTAGACGCATAGCTTGTTGTTCCATAGAAGCCATAGGGAAAGATAAAAACTGAAAGAATGTCATACCCATTGGACTACGCAATAAACCATTCACTGAGCCATTGTTCATCTCTTGTACAAGCTGTGTAGCCTCACGTCTGGCAGACATACTAAACACATTCTTAGCGTCTTGTAGTTCCCACTTGTCAAGGTTTAATGCGTCTAACATACCATTTTTGTATGTAGCGTGTTTTCTTATCATCTCTCCAATTCTAAGAGACATTTCATTTGATATGCCTAGTTGTTCACGCTTAATAGGTTCAAATGGAGCTTTACCACGTCTTACTGCATCTGCCCATTCTGTGGCATAATTAAGTGTAGTAGCTCTACGCAGAATGTCAGTCACACCCTGAAGACCAGAAGCTACTGACATAAAAATACGTCCACGTCCAAGTAGCACATCCATCTCAGTTATCTCACCAGCGATTTCCATACCACTAGCTACATCACCCTCTAGTCTGCTTCTCATGGTTGTAACTTTAGACACCATGCCATCACTACCCACACCAGTAGCTGCCATCATCTCTCGCATTAGTCTATTATCTAGTTCACCGTTCTGAGCTTTGCGTACAAGATTACCAAATTGAGGTACAGTCTTCATAAGTGTAGTCAGAGAATACTCAAACAATACGTTGGATGTTTCCATCAATGCTGCCATGCCTGACATACCCATACTAGTGAAGAAAGAAACCTCTCTCACTCTACGTGCAATGGTCAAGGTATCATCTGACAAGCCTGATTTGTATGCCAGTTGACCTGTTACAGAATCATACATGTACTGTAACGCATCTATTTCTTTTTGTCTGGTTGAATCTGCTTGGTCTTTTACTTTACCTAGTAGAGTGTCAAAGCTAGAGCCTAACTTGTTTGTATTGATACCGTTACGAGCAAGAGCAGTAGCACCTGCTAATTGAAATACATAACTATCGTACAGGTTTTCCATGTTCTCTTCCAACAAGTCCGTAAACTTTAGTTGGAAAGGTTTACCATCTGCACCTGTTACTGTAATCTCTGTACCTTCATCTAGTATCATACGTGGTTTGGCTCGTTTGTGTCCCTTTACTTCAGCAGAACGAGTAAGAGCATCAATCATTACTTCGATGTCAGCATCATCAAACCCTTCGTTCTTCATAAGAATTGTAAAGTCTTCTACATCAAAGTCACCGTTACGTAACTTAGCTGATACTCCACCATACTTAGGGTCTACTACGTTTTTAATGTAACCACGTGACATAGAAGTAATGAAAGCTTTTACTTGCTTGTTAGTTACAGGCTTGCCACGCTTTTTGGCTAACATTTTAGCTACATCACGCTCAATGTCTGGCTGTCCTCTGCGAATAGCTGTCTCAGCTAGTTCACCCCAAGCCTTATTAATAGTACCATCAGCTTCGTCTGGTAGTTTTTCCTTACGTATTCTAGCTATGTTACCCTTGTTCCACATTCTAGGAAGATAGTTTTTGATACGAGAAATAGTCTTAGACGTAAAGCCAGCAACGTTAGCAACTACGGCTTCTTCTCCTATGTTGTCTATTTCACGCTGATAAAACTTCGCCGCTTCCTTAATTGCTTTATCTGTGTTAGGGTTTTGTGTACGTATATATCTGGATACTAATACACTAAAGTCTGCACGACTAGTATTAGGATTACGTCTGATATAGTCATCCCTAAGATTACGAATGGGTACTGCTACTTTAGCACGGTACGACATAACCATTGTATCTCGTTGCTCTAACGCACCAAAGTTTACAGGTATGATTTTACCAGTAGCAGGGTCAACTCTGTTACCTGTGCTATTAAGACCAAGACCGTCTGCTAACCAACGTACTACACCATCATCTGAATCTTTAGCACGTACAAAAGCAGACAACACACCTCTTAGTTTGGGTGCTACTCCTCTTTGTTTTGGTATTGCAGCAATCTCTTCTTCTGTCATTTCTGACAGTTCTTTTCTTTTTAGGCCAGCACTAGTGTCAGGTACAACAGCTTCACCTGTTTTGAAGTCATCACCATCTAAGGCCATTTTACGAAACTGTTGAGCTAGAATCTCATCATCGTTTTCTTGTAGTAACCTTTGCTGTGCGTCTGTGAGTACCTTACCGTCTGCTTGGTCTCTTAGTGCCATCTGTACGTTGGCACGTTTGGTCATCGCTTGCCCAAGTCTGGTAAAACCAGCATTGAAACCAGCACCTAATGCACCAGCCAGCATGATGTCACCACCTGTGATGTCATACTTAACTTGTGACCTAAGTAGTTCTAGACCAGCTAACTCTGTGCCACCAATACCAGCAGCAGCCATAAGATATTTCTTATTGTCCTTAAACTTGCTAAACATGCTAAAAGTCTTAGCACCTAAGGCTGTAACAGGAGCAGCAGCAGGGGCTACAGCAGCCGTAGCAGCAGCCGTTGTTAGCATTAGTGCTGCATCATCTGGTGCAAACACATCTGCTGCAACTGTAGCTGCCAAACCTTTTAGACCTGCCTGAGATAGTTTTTTGTTTACTTCGTCAGTGCGTCTTACCTCATCAGCAATAGCACGTCCATAAGTAATACCCTTCTCTTGGGTAGCATCTAGCACACGTTTCAATGCACGTTCATTAGTGATGCCCTCAGTTACAGAATCAACATCTTCCTGCGTCAGCATGGTAGGTGCTTCTTCTGCATCAGGACGGTCTATCAATGACAGAACAGAAGGTATTGTGCCAGCTTCGGAGTAACGCTCACCAACTAGTTCAAAGAAACTAGCATCTTTTTGTCTAGCCTTTGCTTCCATGTTAGCTTTGTTTACTTCGTCTAGCGTGAACTTAGGGGTGTAGGGAGAGGGGGTAGCACCCCCAAATCCCAATGCCTCTAGTTCTGTCTTAAACTTCTGTTCAGCCATGACTTATCCTTTTATAGCTTCTGCCATTTCTTTAGCACGATTAGGTGTTTGTTTTGACCAGCTAGTAGCTGTCTTTCTTTTACCATTAACATTAAACAGCATGTGCATAGAGGCTTCTTCTAAAACTTTCTTTTGCTCTGCTGAGTTTGTTGGTAGTGAAGCAGCTTTCTTAATAGCTGTCATAAACTTAGGCCACTCATCTCTGACGTTCTGTCTACCTAACTGGAACGCCATACTAGTGATAGCCATCTGTGTGTTATCAGGCAGGTTGTCGAAGCCACTTACCTCATTGGTCATAAAGTCTGTAATCTTGTTTACTTTAAGTTCAATGACTGCATTAGCTTCCTGCTGCGTTATGTTGTTGATGTCTTTAATCAAAGCTTTTTCATCGCTCTCTAGTGAGGGGATGTAGAAGCCATAACCTACAGATTTATTTTTACCATCTTTGTATGGATTAGACCTAAAGTCTTCTTGACCTTTGATTAAGTTGACAGCTTTAGACTTTACAGTATCACCCTGAATTGTGGTTGTATCTACAGCTTTATCGCTAAAGGTTCTAGTAGACACCTCGCTAGGCGTTACTGTTACAGGTTCTGATTCTACAGTAGCTGCTTCGGCTTCGTCACTACCAAACAGACTACTTATACCTTCGCCTATGCTATCGAAGATAGATTCAAAGATACTATCACCAGCTTCGTCTACAGCGTCAGGATTGATACCACGTTCTTGCGCTTTCTGTCTAGCTTTGTCAAGTAAAGCGTTACGCTCACCTTCCATAAACTTTGTTAGACTTTCTCTAGCTGTGCGTCTATCAGCCTGACCAGTCAAGCCTGTTATAGCTTCAAAGTCAGTGACTTCAAGTTCGCCACCTACTCTGCCAGTATCAATGACACCACCAAAGTCTTCACCTTGGTCTCCGATAGTATCTGCACCCAAGTCCTCATATTCTTCTAACAAGGCAGGGTCAAAGTCTGCCATAGAAATTTGACCTTTTCCAACAGCTTCGTCGAATTTAGTTACATACTGTTCTTTGATACCCTGTACTCTCATTTTATCAAACTCATGTAAGTTGATATAAGAAAGAGTTGTAGATGTGCCACCTTCTTTAGCTGTAGCTACTAAGTATACTAAGTTCTCGTTACCTTCGTGGTGTCGTAAACTTATTGTAAAATTAGCAGCGTCATCAAACCCACGTACCATCAGTCCGTTTCTTCTAGCTTCCGCTAGTTGGCTACGCCCTGCTACCACAGAACCATCTGTCATAGCGTAACGAGGCTCTATACCTAACTGACTATGGATGTATCTTACTAGTTGTGCATTTTTTGTTATTTCTTCTAAACCCTGTTCTAAGTTCTCCACATATGCAGGAGTTCTTTTAGATAGTTTAGATTGTTTAACAAGTGACACACTACCGTCTGGTGACTTGACTTCCATAAAGTTAGCAGACACTTTATCAACAGCCATCTGAATTATTTGTTCATCAGACTTCTGTGGCATTATCTTTCTAAAAACTTGTGCTAACTCTTGGGCATCATTTCTCAGATAATCTAAGTTGTGTGCATCTTCCTTATCTGTAAACTTAAATATGCCTTTGAAGCCACTATCAATAGCGTCTTTTACACTATCTGTAGTAACATCAATAGTAGCATCAAACTTGTCAATACCCTGTACATGTGACAAAGCAGTCGTAACGTCCATAACACTATTATCTACTAACGCCTGTACAGCGAGGAAACGCTCCTTAGTATCTGGTTCTAGTGTTGATAAATTACCACCAAACTTTGTAAATCTATCCATAGCTTCATAAGATGCTGCAAGATTTTGTGCATTTATGGGGTCAAGTACGTTTTGTGTTACAAGTGTACCATTAAAGGTTTGTGCAGCTTGTACTACATCTACAGGAGTTTCACCTGTTGATGTGTAAAACTGGTAGTACCTTGTTTGTGTAGGAATAACTTCATTTGTATTGATAGCTGCTATTCTAGCTTGTTTCTCAGTTTCAGATAAAGTATCATCATCTAATACTGCTTGTACTTTTTTCTGACTATTAATCATACGAACATTAAACTGCTGGTCTACATAGTTAGCCATGTCAATGTCACTAGGTGTCCATTTAGTACCCTCTGCATCAGGCATAGATTGTTCTCTACCTGTGGGTAATGTACCTGAATCACCCTCAAACCAACCATTAGCTGAATCAGTATACCAATTAGCTTTATAAGCATTACGTTGAGCAGTCTTACTAAGGCTGCTGGCTGATGCTATCTGTTTCCTAATTGCGGTAGCCTTATCAATGTTTCTGTCTACATTCATTTGATTCTTAGACAGAGGACTATCTAACCATGCAACCAATGCACTGTTAGGATTAGTCTCACGCATATCAAAAGCAATACCCATCAAGTGGTCATTGATTTCTTGCTTAGTAAAGTTATCACCATACGCTGCCATAAAGTTATTAACAAGAGTATTTACCTGTTCAGCACCTGTTTGGTATGCGTTCTTATCTGGGTTATCTTTATCCGTAAAGGCTGATTCACTCAGATTTACTTGACTAATAATAGAGGTGCCTAAGGTGCTAAGATTTATTCTTTTGTTTTCTTTAATCTTAGCAGGTTCATAAGTAGTTTTACCCCACACATTTGTGAGGGCTTCCATATTTACAGCAAACTCATCCAAAAGCATAGGGTCAATGTCTGTGCTTTTAAGTTTGTCTAACTCATCAGTAACAAAATCTCTGCGCTTTTGAAGAACATCTGCGGTATTCATCTGCAAATATTCTTGCCTGTTGACTGTCCAATCTTTATCTAATTCTGCTTCAATAATCTTAGCTTGTTGGTCTAGCTGTGAAGCATGTATACGTCTTTGTCCTGTTTCTATTTCACGCTCACGCTTTAGTCTTTCAGCTTTACGTAGGTTAGCATCCGCTTCTATAGCAGGAGTTATAGCTGTGAGGAATTGTGACAACTGACTAGGTTGTTGTTGTGTCTCTGGCGGTCTTACATAAGTTTCAACAGGAGAAGCTTGTGGACGTAAATCAGATTGTGTAGGAGCGTTAAGCCTACCTACCTGTACTCTAGTTTGTGCCATGATTACTCCTCATTATGTAGTAGGCATACCAGTAATTAAAGCATACCGTGAAGCTGGTGTCATACCTGCTTGTACTGCTTTCAAAGTACTCTGTTGAAATGTACTTGTGGTTGCTGATTGACCCACTGTACCTACAACTGGCATGGTAGCACTAGTAGCAGCCATAGGATTTGCGGAACTACTAAATGGACTTTTACCTGTCATCATTGTTTCTGTTGCATAAGCATTAGCAGCAGTGCTAAGTGCGTGTGCTAGAACACTAGGTTTATAACCACGTGGAAGTGAGTTAATCCTGTTCAACATCTCTGTGTTATAGCCCTGCTTTTCGTCTTCTAATTGGTCTAGTACCATGCGTAAGTTATCGTTCAGAACTGTAGCACCACGTAGTTCACGTGCAGTAACCATATCTTTTTGAGCTTCAAATGTTCTTCCTGATAAACCTGATTCACCAGCAGCTACCTTACGTGCTTCCCTAGTCTCTAGGGCTTGTATAGCTAAGTCAAACTTTTTACCTGCTGTTGCTTCTGCTTCCTGTACTGCTCTTTGATTTAGAGAGTTTATCTTTAGGTCACGTGCAGCAGCAGAGTTAATTCTGTTTTGTTGGTAACGTGCCTCTGTTCTTTTGGCTTCACCTTCTGCTTCAAAGTAGCCAGTAACACCCTGACCAATAGCAAGCATAGTCATTAGTTCCATTATCGTATCCTCACAAATTCTAGAAATGGTTTATTACCTACGCCCCATTTCTCATGTTTCTTGATAAATGTAAAACCAACAAAACGTAGCCAGTTGATAGCTACAGTATAGTCTGCATCTACTGCATTAGTAAGTAGGGGGTATTTCTGATTAGCTTCTTCTACCCATTTACGTGAGCCACGTAGGAATGGTAGCCATACCTTTTTAATAGCAGATGTAGTTAACAGCCATGGCACAGCCATAGTCTTATCATGTTCTGATAGACCATAGATACCAGCTATCTCATCTGTATCTGTTACTATAATAGTCCAGCACTCTTCTGATTCATCAAAGCCTAACTGCAACGCTTCTCTTGTAGTACCATGTGAGGCAAGTACCTCTTCCCTATCCTCAGGACGCAAGTTATCACAAAGATATTCAACATCTTCTTGGGTACTCTGTCTCACATGGACTTTCATTTACATTCTCCTAGAACGTAGAACATAGAAACCTTCCCACTCTGCCGATTGGAAAACACAGGGCAGGTGACTACTGCTTTTTAGTACGATACTTACATTACTTGAATTTGCCATTATGCCAAACTCATACGTACCAGAATCAATAGCTGCTCTATTAAGTATGTTTGCTGCACCACCTACAAGTCGTCCTGTAAATTTACGATTGTATGTAGAGCGTCTAGATGGTGTTACATCTACCTCAAAGAAACCTGTGTCGTTATACACAACTGCATAGTTTCTCAGATTCAGAACACCTGTTGTTATTGGTTGGTTGTTTTGTTTTACTACTGGTTCAGAGAACTGGTACTTGAAAGTGTAGGGTATCCCAGCGTACACCACCTCACTGTCAGCAAGCTTACCTGCTACACTAGCCAAAGGTATAAGCTTACCTGTTTGGTCTACGTAAATAGTAGCTGCATCATTATAAGGTACTGTCGTTAGACCACCTGTCTCTAATTGTACTCGCCTGTCTAAATGAACAGAGAACTGACCAGTAGTATAATTTGTTGCGTCATCTACGGATAGATTGATACGCTCAAGGTACAAGTTAGTACCCCTCTTAATAAGTATTGTTATGTCTGCACGATTGAATGAACACCCAATGATGTCACCCTCAAACACCCAACGAGACCACGATGACTGTAGTTTATCTCTACCAGCCCAATAGTATCTGTATATATACAAAGCCTGTGGGTCATTGTCAGTCTGTACTAGTAGCATGTCTTCGTTAGACGATGCCTGTATGTTAATGACTTCACCATCTAAGTACTCAGGTACGTGCGCTGTAATCTCTGTAGCATCGTTAGTATCTGTGTCACTATCTACAAAGTATTCCCACATGCCAGACCATGCTCCACGTGCTGAAGCAAAGTACACAAACCTACCAGCCTGTGCTGGTTTAGCTCTAAGTGATGCCTCAAACTCTGTGGTATTAGCAATGTTTACTGTCTCAGGCGTAAGCACAGGATCAGCCGTTAGCTTAAACTGTGTTAGGTCAGAGAACAACAGCAGCGATTCGTTAAAGGGTACAGCGTGTTTAAGTATGCTAACCTTGTTTGACGATACTGCCACATCAATAGGGTCACTGTCAACGATAGTTAGCGTAGACTTACGGAAGAAGTCAAAGTTTACATACTCACCTGAACGTGCAAAGATTACATTCTCATCCGCCAGTACACCTAACCTGTCACGATGAAAGAAGATGTCTGACAGAGTATATCCTATAAAAGATGGATAGTCGTTAGTACCATCATCACCAACAGTTCTATCTGCATAACTTACTTCATCAAATATAAAGCTACCGTCTGGTTGCTTGGACAGTTTGTGTGGCAAGGTAGAAGCATCTAAGTCTACTAGGATGTTAGGTTCGATAGTTTCTTTCCATACACCATCACCAGTAAACTTAACGTAGTAATCGTCTTGTGCTTTCTGGTTATCACCTGATACTTTAATATTAAAGTTTACTGGCCCCTCTGAGGGTAGCTTTTTAAAGTCACCAGTCTCACCCTTGAACAATAGCAGGTGGTCTCCACCGTGGGAATCACCAACCTCTACAGTAAAGTCTGTACTGTCAGTAGACCTAATCCACAACACAGAACCATATGTAGTTACGGTTATACCTGTTACAGCACTACCGTTTGTTATAGCATCATAGTATCCAGTGTTTACTACAGAGCCTGAAAAAGTATTTAGATTCTGTGCAATAAGATCAGTTGACGCACCACGCTCTGCTGCTTGTGTCAAAGCTGTACTAGACTGTGTAGAAGATTTAGTAGCAAATTGAACTATACTTGTACTACCACCCTTCGAGATTCTCAATCTATATGTCGAAGAGTAATCAGCTTGTTTGACATATACTAATGCCTCAGGGTTACGCACAGGAGATGTGTTAGTACCTTTGGCTACTACTTTAGTTTTATTTACAATGAAGGTTGTGTCAGCAATAGACACAGCAGCCAACTCTTTACTAGGGTCAGTTAATCCTGTTACGTAAGAGGCTGCGTTATTAGTTACTGTTTTTGATACACCATCCTTGTCAAACACCCTAATCGTACCAGCAGTATCTACCACCATAGAGTAAAACTCGTTCTCATCCCTACGAATAGTATGTATAAAAGCTTTGTCTAGATTACTAATTACCCCTAAGTCAGCAATATGTTTAGAGCTAGGACGCTTAGACAAGCCTGTTACAACATTGGATAATCCGTTTTCTTGTAGCTCTGCCTGTGTATTAAGACGTAGTGATGGTGGTTGTTGTGATACACCGTTAATCAGATTGGGGATAGATTGACTGATGAGTGCCATTATAGTGTCCTTCGTCCCTGTCTGTCGATGATGCTGAAGGTATCGTAGTTGTCAAAGATGTTATGGTCATCAGCAGCCTTGTCAAACTCTCTTAGTTCAGCAAGTGCCGTAGCCTCATCTTGCATCTGAAAATCATGTAGTGTGTTGGAGCCAACAATCCTATCCTGAAAGATACGTGTTGCTCTCATAACTACGTAGCGTTTAGCTACCTCAGGCAAATCATCAAAATCTAATTGTACGACAACATCTAGTGCTGCCTCTGCATTAATAGTAAAGGTATTATTAACCCTGTCATACATCTTTAGCCCACGTTGTACAAGGTCTCTACTATCTACTTTTTGTGTTGCGTCTGCACGTAATACATCAGTACCAAGAATTATCTCACCGTTGGTATCTTGGGCATACGACTTATTTAATTCTGTGTTAAAGTGCCAGCCCATAGACTGTACTTCACGGTCAATAGTATTCAGTATGGTTTCTGCCACCTCTGCTTCTAGCAAGCCAGAAGACAAACTACTTACTGGTGCTTCGCCAATGGCAGAAAGCATAGTGTTGACTGCATCTAGTTGTGTTGTTCCTGCCATGTTATCACCTTATGCGTTATCTTTCCACTTGACCTTGTTAGCCCAATAAGCTGCGCTAGTCTCACCCTTGGCTATGTTCTTTGCGTGTCTACTTTTAAAAGCATCTCGTTGTTTTTTGCTTTGATTAGTCTTAGCACCTAGTTCACCAAACCTAATAATCTCTGGGTTTTTCGTAGTACCAATTAAGACAGCATGTGACTTGTTACCTTTAGGGGAACGCTTCGGTATACGTAGGCCTTGGAAAGTTTCACCTGCATGTTTAATAGTCATGTCTTTTTCTTTCCGTACTTAGCCATGATTGCAGCTACCTGCTTTTGTGGCTTACCACCAAATGACATCTTCTTGCCTGTTTTCTTAGATTCAGCTTTAGCAGCAGCTACACCTTCTTTAGTATATTTGTATTTCTTTCCACCAACTTCAGGCATATCTTACTCCAAATAAAAAAGGAGAGAGGCTCTAGAAACCTCTCC